AATGATAGAGTTAAGTTTGAATGGGGTATCGGTGGTAATGATAAAATGAATAGTAGTTCATGGATTCTACACGGATATTTTGAAAGACAACGTAAATTACTAGGAATCTGATGGAAACGCATAGAAATACATTGCGTATGTTACTCAAAGAGAGAGCGTATAAGCATGGTAAATTTACCCTATCATCGGGTAAAGAATCAGAACATTACATCAATTGCAAACCTGTCACCTTATCGTGTGAAGGGAATGCATTGTTATCTCACCTAATGATTGAACATGTGGAGGATAACGCTGCAGCAGTAGGTGGTCTAACTTTAGGTGCTGATCCTTTAGTATGCGGCATTGCACAGAAGGCTTATTATTCTGGTAAACATATTGATGCTCTTATTGTAAGAAAAAATCCTAAAGGATATGGGACAAAGGAAGTTATTGAAGGTAACAAACCACCAAAAGGATCAGTTGTTACTGTTTTAGAAGATGTTACTACTACAGGTAGTAGTGCAATCAAGGCAGTGAATGTATTACGAGATGCAGGTTACATTGTAAATCGTGTTGTTGCGATTGTAGATCGTCAAGAGAATCATAAGGTATGGGAAAATAATGAACTTGAATTTATATCATTGTTTAAACTAGAGGATATTATAAAATGAATTGTTGGCATTGTAATACTGAACTCATCTGGGGTGGGGATCAAGATCTTGACGATTATCCAGATATGGAGTATGATATAGTTACTAATTTATCATGCCCAAAGTGTGAATCTTACGTTGAAGTTTATCATAAAATAAAAAAATAATTATGGATTTTCTGAAAGAGATAGTAAAAGAGATTGGAGATGACTTTACCCAACTGGCATCAAATATCGATGAAACTGAAACATTCATTGACACAGGTTCGTTTATTTTTAATGGACTTATATCAGGGAGTATATTTGGCGGTGTATCTAATAACAAGATCACTGCAATTGCTGGTGAAAGCAGCACTGGAAAGACTTTTTTCTCCCTCGCAGTGGTTAAAAACTTCCTTGATTCTAATCCTGATGGTTATTGTTTATACTTTGACACAGAGGCCGCAGTTAATAAAGGATTACTTCAGTCTCGTGGTATAGATTTAGATCGTCTTGTTGTAGTAAATGTTGTTACAATAGAAGAGTTTCGTAGTAAAGCACTCAAGGCAGTAGATATCTATCTCAAAAAACCAGAGGATGAACGTAAACCATGTATGTTTGTGTTAGATTCTCTTGGCATGTTATCGACAGAGAAAGAAATAAATGATACACTAAATGAAAAACAAGTTAGAGATATGACCAAATCTCAACTTGTCAAAGGAGCATTTAGAATGCTCACTTTGAAACTTGGTCAAGCAAAGATTCCACTTATTGTTACTAACCACACTTATGATGTCATTGGTTCTTATGTCCCTACAAAAGAAATGGGAGGAGGCAGCGGTCTCAAGTATGCTTCAAGCACAATCATTTATCTCAGTAAGAAAAAGGAGAAGGATGGAAAGGAAGTTATTGGAAACATTATCAAAGCAAAGACTCATAAATCACGCTTGAGTAAAGAAAACAAAACAGTTGAGATTCGTTTATATTATGATGAACGTGGTCTTGACAAATATTATGGTCTCCTTGAGTTAGGTGAGATTGGTGGACTATGGAAAAACGTTGCTGGTAGATATGAAATCAATGGTAAAAAAATCTATGCAAAACAAATCTATGCAGAACCAGAAACATACTTCGATGATTATGTAATGCAAGCTCTAGATGAAATAGCACAAAAGGAGTTTAGTTATGGAGAAAGTTGAGTTTCTTATCTTAAGAAACCTTTTATATAATGAAGAATATCTCCGTAAAGTTGTCCCTTTTATTAAACCAGAATACTTTGAAGATGAAAAACAAAAGATAGTTTTTCAAGAGATTACTGCGTTTGCTGAACAGTATAATGAACTTACCACCAAAGAAGTTCTTTGTATTGAGATTGAAAAACGAAATGATATTAATGACTCTATGTTCAAGGATATCACGTTGTTCATCGGTGAATTAGACGACAATCCTGCAGATCTTACATGGTTACTCGATACAACTGAAAAGTGGTGTCGAGATCGTGCTATATACTTAGCATTAATAGAATCAATACAACTAGCAGATGGAAAAGATGACACTAAAGGAAGGGATGCTATTCCTTCTATTTTGTCTGATGCTCTGGCTGTGTCTTTCGATAATCATGTAGGTCATGATTATTTAATTGATTATGAGGATAGATATGAGTCTTATCACAGAAAAGAAGATAAGATACCATTCGACTTGGAGTTCTTCGATAAAGTCACAAAAGGAGGTCTCCCGAATAAAACGCTTAACATCGCTCTTGCTGGCACTGGTGTTGGTAAGTCTTTGTTTATGTGCCATTTTGCCTCTTCTGTTTTACTCCAAGGTAAAAATGTTCTCTATATTACTATGGAGATGGCTGAAGAAAAGATTGCGGAAAGGATTGATGCGAATCTTTTGAATATTAATATTCAAGATATTACAGACTTACCTAAACCAATGTTTGAAAGTAAGGTGACTGACATATCAAAGAAGACACAAGGCACACTTATAATTAAAGAGTATCCAACTGCTGCTGCACATTCAGGTCATTTTAAATCATTGTTAAATGAACTTGCATTAAAAAAGTCTTTTAGACCTGATATCATATTCATTGATTACCTAAACATATGTGCATCCTCTCGTTATCGAGGTAATTCTAATGTCAATTCTTACTCGTATATCAAAGCAATTGCGGAAGAACTCCGTGGTCTTGCGGTTGAAGCAAACCTTCCAATCGTTTCAGCTACCCAAACCACTCGTAGTGGGTTTGCTAGTAGTGATGTGGATCTTACAGATACGTCCGAATCCTTTGGTCTCCCTGCAACTGCTGACCTTATGTTCGCTCTTATATCTACAGAGGAGTTGGAGAGCATCAACCAAATATTGGTTAAGCAATTAAAGAATAGATATAATGATCCCACCATACATAAACGTTTTGTTGTTGGTATTGATCGTGCAAAGATGAGATTATATGATTGTGAACAGAAAGCACAAGATGATATTATTGACAACGGACAAGAAACAGAGTATGATGATGATAAATCAAAATTCAAAAAAACATTCGGTGATTTTAAATTCTAATGACATTACCTGATTATTTTTATCCCTACTGGTCTGTATATGATGGTCTAGGTCAACATTATAATGATTGCAGTCATGAAAAATATGCTATAGATACTTTGAGATTGCATCCTAATGAAGGGTTTACATACAAACAAATAAATGCGCCAAAACCATTACCACCACATATTGTTGATGTAACTGCCGAAACAGAAGGCGCATTACCGGGTCAAAAAGGATTGCCTAAAGTAACCGAAAGATTGCCCTTTGAACCTATACTAGAAGAACTACCCGAAAGTAATTTACAAGAAATTTAATTATGACAGTTGACACAGAAAAATACTTAGACTTTGTGCATGATGTAACAAGCGCAGAAAGTTTAGACTATGCTGCTCTCTTAACTCGTATGAATAAACTAGAGTTAGAAGATGACTGTAACCTATCACAGTTATTAACCGCTGCACTTGGTCTCACAGCAGAGTCTGGTGAATTTACTGAAGTAGTAAAGAAAATTATTCTTCAAGGTAAACCATATAATGAAGATAATGTTTTTCATATGAAGAGAGAACTAGGTGATATTTGTTGGTATATTGCTCAAGCATGTATGGCACTCGATACAACATTTGATGAAATAATCGAGATGAATGTTGATAAATTAAAGAAAAGATATCCCGGTGGTGAGTTTAACGTGCATCAATCCGAAAATCGTAAGGCAGGAGATCTATAAATACTATTGTTAAATTCTAATAATTCCCATGGGCTTAATGAATGATCTTGCAGGTTTATCTGCAGCATACGCCTCTATGAATAAGAGTGATCAAGGATATCTTTTGACAAGAGCAGATAAAGATGGTAATACTCCTGCGTGGCAAAATCGTTATAAGATAAATGAGGCAACAGGTAAACCATTGTATATAATGGCAGATCATCTTGTTGAGTCATTCGAGAATGAACTATTTCATAAAATTGATGAGGCTCTTGAGGAGTTAGATAAGTTAAACGAAGGTAAGATACCTGCAGGACTTAGAGCATACCTTGATAAGAAAAAAGGTAAAAAGGGTAATGGAAAAGATAATGGTAATGGGAAAGATCATGATGATGATAATGGAAATGGAAATGGTAAAGGGAAACCAGATTTCATAGATCTTGATAAAGATGGTGATAAAAAGGAGTCAATGAAAAAGGCTGCTAAAGATAAGAAAATGAAAGAAGAATATGTAGATGAAATGGTGAAGGGTGCAGATCCAGTCATGAGAAAAATGGCATCACAGGATAGACAGCAAGGTAAAGATAAACTTTTATCAAAGAAAAAAGGTCAAACAAACGCTGCACATATGATGACAAAAATAAAAATGAGTCCCGGATATGGTGAAGAAACTAACATAGTTCAAAAATTAATTGATTCAGGTAGGTTTACAGAATCAGAAATTAGAGGTATACTAGAGTCATAGTTTCTATGACATTATGATTAATTTACGTGACGACATTTTAAAATCCCAAATCAATTACTATCAAGGTTTGATTTGTAAGCATCAACAAAATGTCGAAATCTATCTTAACCAACCCGTAGGTATTGGTGAACACTCTGATGTTATGGCAACGATTGAGAAGGAACTCAGTGAGATTGCTAAAGCACATGAGAACATAGAAGTTATCAATCACTATTTTCTCAACAGGTAATGGCAATCACTGTTTCAAAAAAAGACGTAGAAGTTTTAAGTGAAGCATTGTTTTGCTATTATTTTGCAATTTACAAAAAAAATAAATTTAAAAAATATAGTATTAGTGATTGGTTGAATATTAATAATCAAGGGGACTTGAATAAATGGTCAAGTAATCTTGGTATCAATTCAATCACTAAAAAAGTAAATTCAGATTCTGCATTTATTTCGAGACTAGATAAAGTTTATACATTCCTTACAGAAAAGGGATGGCATCCAAGATTAGTGATGCAAATGGATAAATTTTCATCATCTTATAATATAAATGGTCAATGTGAAATTATGAGAGCAGATGAGATACCTGCTCAATATGATCCATATAAAGTATATGAAGAGATATCAAAAAAAGCAAAGACAGCTTTAGGATTTAGAGGAACAGTTGATAAAGATAAATGGAATCCCTCAGATGTTTGGATATTTACACCGAAGTCAGTCAATGTTTTAAAAGATTATGTTAAAAATTTAAATAAAAGAATATTAATAGATCCTGAATATAAAGTCGGATATCTTAATGCATTGAACAATGCGATCTTTAATCTATATGAGAAGAAACAATTATATCCTATATCACTTAAAGCACCGGGTTCATCGGTAAAAATAACATTAGAAAATGCGAAAGGTATATCTATAAAAAAAGTTGTTCGTTATACACAACTTAAATATGACAATAACAATCAAGATGCAAAGATAGGATTTGCGGTTGATTTATTTAATGAAACAACAAAAGGAACTATTAAGAAGGATTATATAGTTGGTAATATAAAAACAAAAACTGTTCCATCTGGTGGTGCTAGATTAGAGATAGAAGTTAAAGGTGGTGGTGCAAGATATGGAACTATGGGAACTGAAAATTATCAGTATATAATAAGTGAAACAGATAATAGTGGTATTCAGTCACTTGATAAAATTAGAACTAATTTAGAAAGAAGTAATCCAGTATTGAGGAAATATTGGTCAGGATCAAGTGGTAGGAATTGGTTGGCACGAAAAAAATTACTTGAATCTTTCAAAAAAGATCCAGTTCAATTTAAAAATGAAATTGAACCATACACTCAGGCTCTATACAAACATCTAAATGGAACTTTTTGGGATCCATCAAATGCAGAAAGAGGTGCAAGAAGTCCAGAGGAAGCATGGTTAAATAAAACTCATGCAGGTGAGGTAGGTGTTGCAGTAAATGATATTGCAAATAAAATAAGTCGGGACATTACTGTTGAAAATTTATTTGACTTAGCAGCATCTCAAAGATTTGGTGCTGGTATTAGTGCACAACAACTAGAAAGGAGAAAACAAATGCTTCCTAACAGTTTAAGAGAGATTAATAATGTCCCTGTTACTGAGGCAAAAACAATATGGAATGCATGCTTTCATCTTGTTGTTAAATAAAAACGCTAAATAAAGTATATAATACCATCTTATGAAAGGTTTTTCACGATTTTTAGTTGAAGCAGAAGAATCCAAAGTAGCCGCACAAGCAAAAAGACTTAATCTCAAGAGTGATGGTCATGGCGGTTGGTTAGATGCTGGTGGAAAGTATGTTGCAAAAACAGAGAAAGGTAAATTAAAATTCTTTGGTAAGAGAGGTGGAGCAAAAGAAGATCCACAAACACAAACTCGTAGACCAACACCAGAACCAATCAAAACTAAAGTTGCTGCAAGACCCGGACAAGTTGCAGCACCAGCAAAACCAGCACAACCAGAAACTGCAGCACCTGTAAAGACAAAAAAACCTGATGAGGCAGAGACTGCAGAGGGAGATACAATTACAGTTGCGTTTGGTAGATTTAATCCACCAACTATAGGTCATGAAAAATTATTAAAAGCAGCACAAAAAGTTGCTGTGGGTGGTGAATTAAAAATATACCCATCAAGATCACAAGATCCAAAGAAAAATCCTCTTGATCCTGATATGAAAGTTTCATTCATGAGAAAGATGTTTCCAGAGTTTGAAGAAAATATTATAAATGATTCAGAAATGAGATCAATATTTAATGTATTGGTTACAGCAGCAGAGGAAGGATATAAAAATGTTAATATTGTTGTTGGAGCAGATCGTCAAGCAGAGTTTGAAAATCTTGCAAACAAATATAATGGAGAACTATATGATTTTGATGAGATTAGAGTTATTTCTGCTGGCGTGAGAGATGCTGATGCTGAAGGAGTTGAAGGGATGTCGGCATCTAAAATGAGAAAAGCTGTAGTAGATGATGATTTTAATTCATTTAAAACAGGAACACCAAGTTCTATAAAAGATGCAGATGCACAAGCTTTATATGATGCAGTTCGTTCTGGTATGAAGATTGCAAAGAAGAAAGCAGTTGCAGAATTATGGCAAATTGCACCTAAATGTGATCCAAGAGGTTTGAGAGAACAATATGTGTCTGGTAATTTATATAAATTAGGTGATTATGTTGAAAGTTTGAATACGGGACTGATAGGAAAAATAATTCGTCGTGGAACTAATCATTTAATATGTGTAACCGAAGAAAATTATATGTTTAAAACATGGATAAAGGATGTCATGGAATATACTGAAGTCAGAATGAGTCGTCGTATGAGAGATAAAACACACCCAAATTACTTAATTGGCACTTCAGGATATAGAAAAAACGTTATGGATAAGATGGGTATGAAGAAAATACAGAACTTTGATATTAAGGAGTTCATAAATAAATACAGACTAAAAAAGTGACATGCCACAAGGAATATCGCCAAACCCATTAAACAAACTATCACAAATCTACTTAAGTCAGATTGTTGAATCTGGTTGTGATTGTGATTGTGAAGGATGTGGTCAAGACCCATGCATTAAGTGTGGAAGAAGCCATCATATTGTAAATGAGCATCATAAGAAAGACGCAGATGGTAATACGATTCCTCATGAGGGTGAAGATGTTGATGAAGCAATGTATACAGGCCCTAACAAAGAAGATAGAAAGTTAATCAAAAAAACGGATGACCCTAGTTATGCTAAGAAGTTAGCAGACTATGAAAAGAATATGGATCCCAAGAAACGTCAGGCACTTAAGGATAAAGCAACTAAGGGTATGAAGTTTACTCATGAAGCATTTTCTGACACAGGTATGGCAAAAGGATCTGGAAAACCATCTGGTGCTATGAAAGATTTTCTTGATAAGAAAGCAAAGAAACTAGAAAAACAAAGAGCGTCACAATCTCAAGCTGCTAGAAATAATCCTCACTTTGATAGCACACAACCATCACCGTCAGGTAGAAATAAGTATATGGAATCTATTTCTAATTGGAGAGAAGATTTTATATGGGAAGAAGAAGTTGAAGGCCCCGACAATAAAGATAATAAAAAAGTAACAGAGAAAAATATAAAAAATAAAATTGTTATTAATCCTAAATTAGGTGAGGCAGTTGAAAGTATGGGTGGACAACTGATTGATGTTGTTGAAATGGATATGGATAAAAAGGGTCAAGAGGATCCACAAATGAAATCAAAGATGCTTCGTCAAAGGCAACTTAAAAAACAAGTATTACTTCGTAAATTACAGGCAGTAAGACAAACTGGTGGTGAAGACATTGTTGCATCATATGAACCAGACGGTGAACAACTTGATGAATATGGTAATCCAAGAGTTGGAATGAGGTTGAAAGTTGCTCGTGCGATTGATAAAGTAAATCCAAAACCAAAAGTAGGTAGTAAGAGAACTGCTATTTCAAACAAGTTGAAGATGTCTTCAATACGAGCAGAAACTAGAAGACAAAAACAAAAAGATAATCCATATTCAGTTGGTAAAAAAGTAAAGACTGCACTTGGAATGAGCACTGAAGACTATATTCCAGAAGAGGAATATGATCATTATAAAGATCGCATGGCTGAAAGGGGTATTGATATAAGTTCTCCTGATAAGAAAGATGCAACAACTATGCCAAGAAAACCAGAGAAACCATCAAAAGGCATGACTGCTGCACAAAAAGCAGCAAAAGGTAAATCTGCACTTGATATTGTGAAAGCAGACATTAGGAAAAAATATGGTAAAGGTGCCATCATGGATATGGGTAAAAAATAATGCCAGCACTTTCCAAAAAACAACAAAGATTTATGGGAATGGTTTATGCAACCAAAAAAGGTGAAATGGATAATCCGTCACCTGAAGTTCAAAAGGCTGCAGACTCTATGAAAAAAAGTGATGCAAAAGATTTTGCATCTACAAAACATAAAGGTTTACCAAATAAAGTAGTGCAAAAGGAGGAATCAAACCCTCGTATTCCTAGAAAGAAAGGTCAACCAGCCGGATCTAAAAAACATTCTGATTTATATACTGATGAAAATCCTAAAGGAACTATTCATGGACTTGGTTTTAAGGATGTGGCTACTGCTAAAGCATCTGTCTCAAAAATACGTAATTCTTCAAGATCACATGCTCATAAAATTCAAGCAGCAGTTGCTATGGAACAAAGGGCAAGAGAAATGGGTAAAACCTCTGAAGCAGCAGTCTATAGAAAATTCATCAACACGATGAAGGAAAAGACAAAGAAGATGAATGAAGCGATAAATCCTGCACAACAGGCTGCTATTGCTATCTCTAAAAAGAATAGATTGCAAGATTTAAAAATTGCTAAGAAAAAAAAGAAATCTATGAGTGAGAAAAAAGATCATGAACACTCAATGATAAGATCTCAACTCTCTACTATCATGAGAGCATCACAGAGATTGAAGAAAAAAATGAAAGGTGAAGGTGATGTAGAAGCATGGGTTCAATCAAAGATTACTAAAGCAGCAGATTATATAGATACTGCAGCAGATTATGTAGATAGTGGTGAAGTAAACGAGGAAGGTTTACGGGACTGGTTTGGTAAATCAAGCGGAACTACTAAGTCTGGACGCAAAGTAAAAGGTTGGGTTCAAGTTGGTGGTAAGTATGATGGTAAACCTTGTGCTCGTCAACCCGGTCAGAAAACAACTCCTAAGTGCACCTCTTCATCAAAGAGAGCATCTATGAGTGATAAAGAAAGAGATAGTGCAAGAAGAAGAAAGGTAGCAAAAGACCCTAATCAACCACAGAAGTCAGGTGCAGCAGCACCAACAATGGTTTCAACTGATCCCAAAAAGAAAATGAAGGAAGCATACGGTGGTCAAGGAGTATCGAGAAAGGCAAAATTAGCATCAACTCATCCTCCTACTGCACAAGCAGCAATCAAAAACATCCCTACAGAAACTGATAGGGGATCCGGTAACAAAGCAGCAAGGAGGGCTGGCATGGAAGTCAAAACAAAAAATCCTACTTTACAGGCATACTTAAAAAACAAAAAGAAAATTTCAGAGAGACATTACGGATCATCTGTAAATAAAATACCAGCAGAACTTGACAAAGCAGTTGCGTTACATAAGAGTCAAGCAAAAAGATTAAGAGACTCTGATGAGGTAAAGAAAGATGCAGGGAAAGCTGCGAATAAAATTCCAGCACAACTTGATAAGGCAGTTGCGATGCACACAAAACAGGCAAAGACATTAAGAGCTGCTGGAGTAGGAGAGGGATTTAAAGGATATGCAGATCTTAGTAAATCACATCCAGAGGCAGTTAAAAAGATGGAAGATCATATTGCAAAACATTTTGGAAAGAAAAATCCAAGAGTGACTGGCGGTAAAATGGGTGTGAAGAAAGAGGAGTTTGTGAATGAAGCAAAGGTAGATCAAGGTAAAGATGACGCTTCTAAAATAAACACCAGAAATCAAAGAGCATTTGGTAACAGAAGAGATTCAAAGGGTGGAGGTCACACTGGTGATGATATGGAGGCAAGAAGATATAATACTGAAAAAGGAAGAGGTGTGAAAATGAGAGGAAAGAAAGATAAGACACCAATAAATTATAAGAAGAGAGATAGTGACAAAGCTATTGATGAAATTTTAGGAAGAAAACCAAAAAAAGAACCTACCTACTTACAAAAAAAAGCTAGAACGGTTGAAATAAAAAGAAAAATAAAAAATAAAGAGGGTAAATTTGCTGAAGAGGTAGAATTAGTGAATGAAGCAGACAAGAAGGGTAAAGGTAGTGGCACTAAGGACGCATGTTACCATAAGGTAAAGTCAAGATACTCTGTGTGGCCAAGTGCTTATGCATCAGGTGCGTTAGTTAAGTGTCGTAAAGTAGGTGCTGCTAATTGGGGTAATAGTCGTAAGGAAGAGTTTGAAAGAGACGGTATCTCATTTGGTCAGTTTCAGGAGAAATGTTGGCCTGGATATGAAAAGAAAGGTATGAAGACTATGTTTGGAAAGAGATATCCAAACTGTGTTAAAAAAAAAGCTAGCAAAGAAGAAGTAGAGCACGTTTACGAAGATGATATGAAGGGTATGAGTGTCAAGTCAGGGCACAAAAGACCTACAAAATCTGGTGCTGGTATGACAGCAAAGGGTGTTGCAGCATATCGTCGTAGAAATCCAGGCTCAAAA